TGTTAGTATTATGGAAATGCTTAAGAATAATAGGCCGCCCAAAATAACAATCAATATACCTAAACAGTATGAAATTGATTGGGATAAGATTGCTGCCAATGTAGCAGCAGCCACTGAGGTTGCTAAAACATTGCCATATCCTTTTCCCGTAACTGAAACCAAAAAAGACAAACCTAAAAAAGCCACAACGAAATCTAAACCTAAAAAAGCTAAAAAATGAATAAAATATATTACAGTTGGCGACAGTTCGATAGAGACGTTGTAGAAATCGCTAGACAAATTTGGACCAGTGATTGGCGACCAGATTACCTGGTAGGCATTAGCCGTGGAGGTTTGCCTTTGGCTACTAGCCTAAGTAACTATATGAGTATTCCAATGAAACCTTTGGAAGTAAGTCTGCGTGATCATGGTGACTGCGTCAGTGACTTAAGCATGGCTGACGATGCCGGAACAGGCAAACAGATTCTCATCTGTGATGACATCAATGACAGCGGTGCTACTTTTAACTGGATAGTTAAAGATTGGCAGTCTTCGCATCGCCAAGCAAATTGGGACGAAATATGGAACGGTTCAGTTAGATTTGCCACACTATGGGATAATCCGGCCAGCAAGTCTAAATACAGTATGGATTTTACAATACATGAAAAAAATCCCCAAATAAATCCCTGGATTGTATTTCCCTGGGAACAACCATTTACAGGTGCAAAATGAAAAGAAAAAGTTCAAAGAAAAAAGCAGAAGTAACTATTAAATTTGACGTAGAACACTACGTTATGGAAGATCACCCCTGGCGTGATCCTGTTAAAGAAAACGATAAAATGTTGGTGTTTAGGGACGGATATCCTGTGACTGAAACAGGGCATTTTTTGTTTGTTCCTAAGACAAATGACATGGATGACCTATCAGAGTGTTTAGCTGCTGCTGTCAAACAAGGTGCTGTATTTGTTGAGCAAGAAGTATGCGAAGCATTTAACGTTGGTATGAATTATGGCACCGCTGCTGGCCAAACAGTTGAATGGCCACATGTTCACTTGATCTTAAGAAAAACAGGAGACTGTGCCAATCCCAAAGGTGGTGTTCGTAATGTTATCCCCGGAAAAGGTGATTACACACAACATGAGCCAACTGCTACTAACTCTTAATTTCTGGGAAAGTAAACAGTTAGAATACTGGTTGACAGACCACTATCCTGATGTTAAAATAAGAACATTATATGATACATGGAGTCCTCCTGAGTCAGAAGAATGGTATGCTCTTGAAGGATCGATTGATCAAGAGTTTGAGTGTTTACTTAGGCTCAAGTATGGTAATAAAGTTAGAGGCGGAATAAGATTTGGAAACATTCAAAGTTAGTGAAATTTTTTATAGTGCTCAAGGCGAAGGCCGTTTTATAGGTGTGCCCAGCATATTTTTTAGAACGTTTGGTTGTAATTTTCAATGTGCAGGATTTGGTTTGCCGCGTGGCGAAAAAACTACGGAGCCCGATGAAATTGATGTCAGCAAGTATTCCAACTTTATGGAATTGCCATTAGTAAAATTTGGTTGCGACAGTTATGCCAGTTGGCATCCAAATTTTAGAAAGTTTAGCCCGCGGTACAGCATACAAGAAAGTGTTGATGCCATGCTTGCTTTAACGCCTAATCATCACTGGGTTCAGGATAATGGCAACGATGTTCATCTTGTAATCACAGGCGGCGAACCTTTGTTAGGTTGGCAAAATTTGTATCCAGAACTATTAAGTCACAGTGCCATGGGCGACCTACACAACTTGACATTTGAAACCAATGGTACTCAAATGTTGCACAAAGAATTTAAAACATTTCTTAGAGACGGTTATCGGTTACGCAAAGACAACATTACTTTTAGCGTAAGTCCCAAACTCAGTGCCAGTGGTGAAGCCTGGGAACATGCTGTCAAACCCCAAGTCATAATTGATTATCAACATGTTGGACATGTTTATCTTAAATTTGTAGTCAGTGTAGCGGAAGATTTTGACGAAGTAGACACTGCTGTTAAAGCATATAGACTGGCGGGATTTACTGGGCAGGTCTATGTTATGAGTATTGGTGGTACAGACGAAAGTTATTTTGCTCATAGTAAAAACGTAGCAGACATGGCACTGGAACGTGGTTATCGTTATAGTCCTAGACTTCATGTAGATATTTGGAGCAATGGCTGGGGCAAGTAATGTTTAGAACCATTACCAATGTTATACTAGCAGTTTCATTTGTCATGATTTCTGCCCAAGCATTACGAGCAGATTGGTCTAGACTTGAGAGAACAGAGACTCCACGAACAGAAAAAGAATACGTAGGAGGCGCTGCTGGTGTAGAATATGTGCTACTTTGCCAAGATGGTAGGACAACGTTTGGACAATGTGGCGGAAACTAATAAAGGATTGATATGAAAATTTTGATTAGCGAAACAGATGGCTATGAAGTGTATGTTGAAACGACCCAACCCAGTTATGACATTGGAAAGTCGAGTGTGATTTTTTATACTAAATGGAGGGATGCAAAAAGTCCTGAACAATACCAAAAAAAGTTTGAAATGTTTTTATCAGCAGAAGAATTAAACAAGCTCAGGATTTCTATTTAATATGCTAAACAAAATAAAAGATATCTTTAAGTCAAAGTCCAAGAATCCAAAAGAAAGTAATGAGCCCTGGGTTAATGTAGTTAACACTGATTTTGATGAAAGTAATCCCAGGCAAGGCTTTATGGAGTTAGAATGGAATGCAGCCTTTATTGTATTCTTAAAAAAACATGGCTATGAAGGAAAAACAGACGAAGACATTGTAGATCGTTGGTTTACCGATTTGTGTAAGAACATTGGAGCTCAAATGGATGAAGAAACCAAATTTGTAGCTGATGCTGACGTACTGCCAAAACGTAGGAAGAAAGTTGACACAAAATAAGAACAGTAGTAAACTACACTGGAGCTTTCGTGTAAATTGGGTAGGTGACAGTCATATTTTGGTTGCATATAAAAGACAAGATGACAATGACTGGACTGAGTTTCTTTTTACAGTGAGAGAATATACGGAGTGGATGAGTTTGTTGCAGGAATTTAATCTTAATTTTCGCGAACAGATTGATCAAAAGTTAATTGAATCTTATATAAATGAGTAAAATGTATCTACTAGTTGACGCCGCTAACATGTTCTTTCGTGCCAGACATGTTGTTCGCGGAGATGATGCCGAAACCAAAGTTGGCATGGCATATCACATAATGTTTAACAGCATCAACAAAGTATGGCGTGACTTTAAAGGCAGTCATGTAGTAATTTGTTTAGAGGGACGCAGTTGGCGTAAAGATGTCTATGAAGGTTATAAGCGTAATCGACAGGACGCTCGTGCTGCTCTCAGTCCCAAAGAAGCCGAAGAAGATCGCATCTTTTGGCAGGCATTTGATGAGCTAAAAGAATATCTCAGTGCCAAAACTAACTGCACTGTATTAAGGCATGAACGCTGCGAAGCGGATGACTTTATTGCTCGTTGGATACAAAACCATCCCAACGACAATCATGTTATTGTTAGCAGTGACAGTGACTTTTATCAACTACTGGCACCAAATGTTAGACAGTTTAATGGAATCAGTAAAGAGCTGATTACCATTGATGGTATCTTTGATGACAAAGGTAAGCCTGTAATGGATAAGAAAACTAAACTTCCTAAGCCAGCACCAGATCCCGATTGGTTACTATTTGAAAAATGTATGCGTGGTGACAGCACTGATAACGTGTTCAGTGCTTATCCTGGTGTTCGTGAACGTGGTACTAAGAATAAGGTTGGACTTCGTGAAGCCTTTGCTGATAGAGATACTAAAGGTTACAACTGGAATAACATGATGTTACAACGTTGGGTGGATCACGAGGGTGTTGAGCATCGTGTTAGAGATAAGTATCTGTTCAATAAAAGTCTAATTGACTTGACAGAACAGCCTGAAGATATTAAAATAGCAATGGATGAAACAATCGCCGCAGCAACCGGTAAAGACCGTGTGGGGCAGGTAGGCATGCATTTTGTTAAATTTTGTGGTAAATGGAACCTTGTCAATGTCGCTGACAAGATGACTGAACATAGTAATTATCTCGGAGCAACGTATCAATGATATTAGCAAAAATTGTTATTAAAGATAAATTTTGGATCTTAGAAGAAAATGCCAAGCGTGTGGGCATGATGAACCTTAAGGATGATAATTATGTTATCACTTTACGCAGGAAAGACTATGTAGCACATGATTCTAAGGAACTCAAACAATTGGGTATTGAGTTTGTCAAACGTGATTATACACATGGTGGTCATCTTGAGGTCATGGGCTACCCCACCGATCAAGAAGAAGTTTTTAATGTAAAAGAAATCGACGGGTTCCCCACGTTTACTAAAAAAGCAGCTAGTCGTAGCCCTCACGTATCTGGCTGGTACGGACTAAAATTTAAGAATGGGTGGGTTGCCGTTCTTTGTCCGCGATTGACCACTGTACAAAACAATATTCATATCGGCCCTTATAGAACTAAAATGGACCTTAAAGTAATATTAAATCAACGAAAAGACGATCTTGCCGAGGATTAAATAAGCATTTAATGCATTTCTCTGATAAATATATGTAGGAGAAATGCATGGCAAGACCAAAACCTACAATATTATTGACTCACGTAGATTCACAAACTTTTAAAAGTGAAGAGGTGCTCGAAGCTGATGCCATTTATGCTGTCTTTTATAAAGGTCAGCCTTTTAATTTAAGAACACATCTTAACAGTTTACAAGACTACCCTGGCCCTAAGTACAAAAAAGTAAGTTTTAGCAATCCCGGGCATGCCTTTAACCTAATGGAAAAGATGAATAAGTTATTTAAGTGTAGTGATTTTACAGTGGTAGAACTTAAACAAGGTGTTGAGGTCAATGAATCAAGCCTTGCAAAAAAATCCGATAAGTAAATTCGTTTTTAATGAATTACAAAAAACTATAGAACAACCTTTAACCTTTTTTCATGTATATAAGAACCTTAAAGGAACACGTTTTACTACATTTGGCTATACAAGGGCAAAGAAAATATGGCAAGCCTATACAATAAAACTTCCCCAAGGCTACAAAACAAAAAACCGAACACTGTTAATGCTTGACGAACGAGTGACTTGGCCTTACTATCTCACGCAAAACAAATTGGTATTATTCAACGAAATGGATGCGTTTGAGTTTAGTCTTTATCAAGGTGATATAAATCTATGGGCCAACAAAAGTTGAAAGAATTGCTTTTTGAACAAGGTTTCATAGTCGAGCATGGCTTCATAGATGCTTGGCTCATTGACAGTATTAATAGCAAGGTAAACCAACTTGTACCTAATCGTGGGCATGGTGTAGACAATAAGTATTGGCCACAGGATCGAGTCAAAGACTGTCCTGAGCTTGCACTGTGGTGGAGTCAGCAATTAACTGATTGGGCGGAGGTTCAAGAGATAGGGAAAGTGTTGGTTAATCATGTTGGACTATTGTTTGATGATCCCTGTGTCTACGTAGCAGACGTAATTAGCAATACACCCAAGAACAAATATATAAAACCACACATTGACAGTCCTTATAGGTTTGATGCGTGGCATGAAAGTTTTGATCTATTGGGTGTTCAGTGTATTGTGCCGTTATGCAAGTTCACTAAGGAAAATGGTGGCACTGGTATACTACCTGGAAGTCATAAAAGGAACTGGGTAGTTCAAGACAGTTATAAAGGCAAATATAATGAAGAATTTTTAGCAGGTGTTTTACAACCTAACATGGGTCCAGGTGATGTTTTAGTTTATCATCCACGAGTATTGCACAGTACCATGCCTAATACCACAGACTACGTTAGACGAGCATTGCTTATACATATAACAAGTAAATACATGGCCAGCCAGATGCGGCAAGTTGATAATATATGGATTGGATAAGCAATGCCAGTGACCGGTAATACTATCTATAAAAATTATTGTGCTCAACAGCATGAAAATTTTTACTCAACCTTTAGAGTATTTCTTGAAAGAATTCGCCCAGAGAGAATACTTGAAATAGGAACAGGACATGGTGGACTGATAGTTGCTTTACATGACATACTAAAAGAAATCAAGCAACCATGTAGTATAAGAACTTATGATATTAACGAATATCCATGGTACAAAGATATTAGAAACTTGGGGGTAGATATTAGAGGTGTTAGTTTTAGTGAAGAAATCGATAACATTCAATCATTGATACAAAGCAGTGGTATTACTCTAGTGCTATGTGATGGTGGGGACAAAATAAATGAATTTCAATTACTATCTAACATGATCAAGTTGGGCGATTATATCATGTGCCACGACTACAGCAAAACTTGGGAATACTTTAAAAGTAATATGGAAAACGTAGTTTGGAATTGGTGCGAGATAGAAGATAGACACATCCAAGGATCAATAGACAGTAACAATCTAATAAAAATAATGGAAGATGATTTTCAAGCTATAGCTTGGGGTTGCTTTCAAAAGCAATAAATGAAAAAGATAACATTAGTTACTGGGCTTTGGGATTTAGGACGCAATAACCTAACTTCTTTTAAACGCTCATTTGATTCGTATATTGAATGCTTTAAACGCTTACTATCACTAGACTTAAATTTTATTGTATATGTTCCAGAAGAACTAAGACAAGACGTTTTGTTAAGTCGTGGCCATAAAAATCAAACACAAGTTATAACTCGAAACCTATCTGAATTTAAAACACAGTTTCCTTTTTATGATTGTGTTCAAGCTATAAGAACTAGTAGTAAGTGGTTGGATAATCAGCCCAGCTGGTTATTAGAAAGTCCACAGGCGCAGTTGCCAGATTATAATCCCATAGTAATGAGCAAGATGTTTGTTCTTAACGATGCCACATACCATGACGGCGGAAGCAGTGATTATTATTTTTGGATAGATGGTGGTTTGACTAACACTGTTAGCGCAGGATTCTTAGAAAATTTAAAGCATATTGGCACCTTCATGGAGGATAAAAAAGACAAGTTATTGTTTATAAATTATCCCTACGGAGACAGTTATGAAATACATGGGTTCAAACGTGATCAATTAGAACAATACTGTGGTAAGAAAGTAACTTCTATTCCCCGCGGTGGATTCTTTGGTGGCAGTAAAGATGTTATCAATAATTTTAATGGCATATACTACCAAGAACTTGGCCAAACATTGTCAGATGGTTACATGGGCACGGAAGAAAGTGTTTTTTGTATTTTAGATGCCAAATATAATGCTGCTATTCATAACTACATGGTAGAAGATAACGGACTAATATGGCCATTTTTTGATAACTTAAAAAATTACAAAGAAGCGGAACCAGCGATAGAATCTGCAAAAACAAAAAAATTAAATGAGTTAGAAACAGCTATCTACATACTAACGTTCAATAGTCCCAAACAGGTTGAGGTATTATTACAAAGTTTTGAATTGGCGGATCCTAATTTTTTAATCAAACCTAAGATATATCTTATTGATAATTCTACTAAGGCGGAAACATTGCCTGCTTATCTTGAATTATGCAAGAAGTATAACATGAATCATGTTAAGCATGATAACATAGGCATTTGTGGTGGCAGGCAATGGGCTGCTGAACACTTTGACAGCTCCGACGCAGACTATTATTTGTTTTTTGAAGATGACATGTTATTGCATCCTCCCTGTAGAACAACATGTTGGGCAGGCTATGACGCTTATGCACAAAACTTATTTCAAACTAGTTTGGAAATAATACACTTAGAACAGTACGACTACTTAAAATTAAGTTATAGTGAATTTTATGGAAATAATAAAACTCAATGGGCATGGTAT